CTTCTCGAGGAACTGATCTACTCGCCCGTTGGCGAGGACGAGGCGGCCTGTGCTGACCAGAACACCCCCGGTGACGAGCGCCCCGTCCTGGGGCAGCAGCACATGGTCGTCATCACGAACCTCCCCGACGCCAAGACTGGCCCAGGTCGGTCGTTCTCTGCGAAGGTCAAGGAGCTCGCTGAGGACTACCCCGAGGTCAAGCTGTACCTGCACGGCTCGTACTCCTACCGCGCAATGTTCGGTAGCGGTGCGTTCGCGGCAGACATCGACCCTCGCACGCCTGCACAGAAGGGCCGGGTCATGCTCCCACCGGGCCGCCTCGTGACGTTCGAGCAGGCTGGGCAGTGGCCGAATTGGGTCTCGATCGTCGGGTTCAAGCCGGTTGAGCTGCAGATCCCTGGCAACCGCTGCGTGTACAACATCAAGTCGGCACTCTGGGCGGCCGAAAACTGGAACAGCGTGGCGAACTTCCGACTGTCTGCTCCGTCAACACCCGCGCCGGTCGACATCACCACCCCGGACTCGCAGTACAAGCCTGCCGAGACGGCGAGCCAGTTCACGACCGCCGACAGCAAGGGCCAGCCGGGCGACAAGCAGCTCTGCGACACCTGCACGCTGGCAAACTCGTGCAAGCACTACCGCGAGGGCAGCGTATGCACCCTTCCGCACGCCACACCCAAGAAGCTGTCCGACATGTTCGGAACTCGCGACGCGGACCTCATCATCGACGGCCTTACCGAGGTGCAGAAGATCACAGCTCGACGCTTCGAGCGAGGCATGGCTCTCGAGGCTGCCGTGGGTGATATCGACCCCGAGGTTACCAAGCTGGCGAACCAGCTCTTCAAGCAGGGCACCGAGCTTGCCAAGCTCAACGACCCCAACCTGCGAGGCGGCGCGAAGGTGCAGGTCAACGTCGGGCAGGCTGGACAGGTTGGGGTGGCGCACGCAGTCAACCCCAAGGAGCTCGTCGCTGGCGCATTCAAGGAGCTGGAGGCTCGCGGCATTCCCCGCGAGAAGATCACAGACGAGATGATCCAGGGACTCCTCGAGGGTCAGCTCGACCCGCAGATGGTTCCCGCTCAGCCGGTGCGTGAGATCGAGGGTCACGTGGTCACGGAAGCGGAGATCGAGGACTGATGGGCACCAGTGGAAATCCCGCAGTCGCGGCCCAGATGGCCGCACTTGCAGCCGAAGCTCGATGGCTCCGAGATCACCCGCAGTTCGAGCAGAAGCCTGCTTCGATCAAGGAGTTCCTCGGGCCGGGCTATCTGGACATCGACGCCAAGGTTCGTCCCGGCATCCGTGCCGCCATGGAGGAGATCTTCGGCGACAAGGTTAACGGCAAGCGCATCGCGAACTACGAAGAGGCGATGGTCACCGGTGGCATCGGTATCGGTAAGACGACTCTTGCGTCGATTGCCCTGCCGTACATGGTCCATTGGGTGATCTGCCTCAAGGACCCGCAGGACTACTTCAACCTCCTGCCAGGTTCGCGCATCGCCTTCATGCAGATGTCAACCTCGGAGGACCAGGCGCTTCAGGTCATCTTTGGCGACATCAAGGCTCGCATCGAGCACAGCGAGTGGTTCGTGAACAACGCACAGTATGACCGCAAGTTCACGAAGCAGATCCGGTTTCCAGGCAAGGACATCTGGATTCTCCCTGGCGACAGCAAGGAAACGACCTTCGAGGGTTACAACATTCTCGGCGGCATCCTCGACGAGATGGATTCGCACACGGTCACGAAGGACAAGGACTATGCTGATGTCGGATTCGACACCATCCAGTCCCGTATCGCTTCGCGCTTCGTGGACGAGGAGACCAACGGACACAAGGGCCTCATCCTCTGTATCGGGCAGATGAAGAAGGGCTCCGGCTTTGCGGCCCGCAAGTACAAGCAGATGCTTGCTAACCCTCGAGCCCACGTGACTCGCATGACGATCTGGGAGTCCCTCGGCTGGGAGCCGCGGCCGGGGCACAAGGGCTTTCTCAAGGAGGACGGCACCCGCGACAGCTTCTGGTACGACCGCAAGCGCAAGATGGTCATTCCGGCTGGTGTGGCGGACAACATTCGGAACGAAGACTTTATCGAGATTCCGAATGCCTACAAGCTCCAGTTCGACAACAATCCCGAGAAGGCTCTTCGCGACCTGGCTGGCATCCCGCCCGAGACCGAGGATCCCTTCATCAGCCTGGTCGACAGGATCGAGGAGTGCCGGACGCGCTGGCACGCTATTCACGGTGACGAGTCGCCGGTTAGCACCGAGCCTACTCGGGTAGAGTTTGCCGACTGGTTCAAGGTGGAGAACGACGCGCGCCGACGTGCCATGCACATCGACATCGCAACCTCTGGCGACGGAGACGCACTTGGCATGGCGATGGGGCACGTCGATCGCCTGGTCGAGTCCGATGACGGCGACCTCAAGCCGCACATCACCATCGACTTCATGGCGCGCATCAAGGTGCCGTCCGGGCAGGAGATCTTGCTGTCCGATGTTCGCAGTGTCATCTACCGCCTGCGCGACGAGCTGGGTTTCCGGCTGTGGACCGTCACGATGGATGGTTTTCAGTCGACTGACACCATGCAGCAGCTTCGGAAGCGTCGATACAAGGCGGACTACCTCTCGGTCGACCGCGACCCGCTCCCCTATGAAGATCTTCGTGAGGCAATCTACGACCGTCGCATCGACTTCCCCAAGTACATGACCTATCGCACCAAGGGGTCGACGGAGCTGGTGGACATCGCGTTCGAGGAACTCACGCGCCTGACCATGGTCGACAAGGGCGTCAAGGGGAAGATCGACCACCCCTCTGACGGAAGCAAGGACGTGGCTGACTGCCTTGCCGGTGTTACGTCTAGCCTCATGGGTGACCGGGTGTACCGCAAGGGTGCGCCCCGGCCGTCGCACGAGCTTACCGACGGGACGGGTGACCCCAATCTGTCGTGGCAGGCGCCGGACCGACCGATGGGCAACCAGCGGTTCCCGAGCGGCCCGTTTGGCGCTGGTTCAGGTGCGCCGATGATGCCGACAACGTCCGGGCTGGACTTCCTCATTCCAGACCGACTCCGGGGCAGGTAAAGTCATTCCGTAGCGGCGGGGCGCGGTGGGTTGGTTCCCCCACTGCGCCCCGTTCGTGTATGGTGCACCAGTGCTACTGCCCTACCGTCGAGGACGGTGACCGGGACTAGCCTACAGAAACAAGGTGCACACGTGACAGGGATTCTGAACCCCCGGACAGGGAAGCCGTTCGCGCCTCTCAACAAGAAGGCCGACCCCCCCAAGACCGGCAACGCCTTCGGTGCCTGGGCGGGCCGCGATGTCGAGTTCATGCAGATGCCCGGCGGCGGCATCGTGCAGTTCGACCTTTCCAAGCTTCGCCTCGAGGACTTCCGCAACATGCGGGACCACTACCAGGTGAACGCCTCGCTGTCGGTGCTGTCGTTCATGCAGCACCAGTCCGACTTCACGATCGAGTGCGAGGACGCCAAGATCCGCAAGTTCTGCGAGGAGCAGATTCGCAACAACTGGACCAGCCTCAATCGGACCCTCTCGCAGTCAAACTGGGCTGGGTACTCGCCTGGTGTTCTGGAGTGGGAGAACGACGGCCCCCGAGTTGTTCTGTCCAAGGTCAAGGACCTGATCCCTGACGAGTGCCGCGTCAACTGGAAGGAAGAGGAGGGCTGGGCTCCTCCGGGCCGCACGAAGCCGAAGTTCAAGACGTACGACGGCATCAAGCAGTTCGGCGCACCCGGCTGGCCGATCCCGGTCGAGAACACTCTCTGGTATCCGCTGCTCATGGAGAATGGCGACTACTACGGCCGCAAGCTCTTGCGCCCCGCGTTCCAGTCGTGGTTCTTCAGCATCCTTGTTCACCTGTTCGCGAACCGCTACTACGAGCGCTTCGGTGAGCCGGTCCCCATCGGCCGAGCCCCGTTCGAGGACACCGTCAACGCTGGCGGGAATGTCGTCAAGGGCAACCAGTACATGCTGGAGGTGCTTCAGCAGCTCCGCAACCGAAGTGTAGTCGTCCTCCCGAACGACAAGACGCAGTTCGGCTCCGAGAGCTCGCTCGACTTCGACTACGAGATCGAGTACCTCGAGTCGCAGATGCGCGGCGCGGACTTCGAGCGTTACATGACGCGACTGGACGAGGAAATCTCCATCGGACTGTTCACGCCGATCCTCCTCCTGCGCACCGCTGATGTCGGCTCGTACAACCTCGGCGTCGGCCACATGCAGATGTACCTGTGGATGCTCAACGCGATGAACGACGATCGCAAGGTCTACATCGACAAGTACCTACTCTCGAAGATGGTCGACTACAACTTCGGCCCGAATGCGCCCCGTGCGAAGATCGCCTTCCGCAAGATGGGCAACACCAACGCGGAGATGCTCAACCAGCTCGTCACGGCGCTCGTGTCGAGCGGCAAGGCCATGCCTGACCTCGAGGAGCTCGGCTCCCTCGCAGGCCTGAGCCTCAAGGAGGTTGAGGAGACGGTCAAGGAGCCGGAGCCTGTCGATCCGAACGCGGAGCCCGACGCGGACCCGGCCGAGGAGGGGGGCGACGGCGGCGACGGCGGCACCGCCCGCGTAAAGGGCGGGGCGCGGACGGGTTCCGCCCGGGCCGTGGTAAAGGAGATCGTCAACCGCGTTCGATCCCAGGTCGAAAGCGCAGACCGCCTGAACATCTTCGACAAGAACCTCGACATCTCGATGGGGTTCAAGCACCGCATGGCTCAGTCTCTGTGCGCACAGGGCATGGAGAACTACGACACTGCCGTGGAGAAGATCTACACCACGATGGACTCGTGGATCGACACCGTTCTCGAATACGGGGCGGACCTCGGGCCGGAGGACTTCATGGCGCTGTTCGAGCGGAAGCTCCAGGCCGAGGTTGACAGTGCCTCGGCGTAGCAGCCACGAGCTGCGATGCTTCTGTCGCCGCAAGCCCCTCCTCGCAACCTATGGTTTGGACGCGAGGGGGAAGCCGTATATCCACGTCAAGGTGTTCAAGCAGGATCGCATCTACGGTGAGATCGTGGTCACCGGCGGTGAGGTCAAGCTGCACTGCCGTGAGTGCCTTCGCTGGCATTCGGTGGTAATGCGAACGCCGCAGAGAGTGGCGCTTGAAGAGGCCTCGCCTCCAATAGCGCTCGCTCGCGAAACCCGACCATCCCTTCCGTTGCGCACACCGCGCCCGACACCCTAGGGTGAGCCAATCATGAAGCGTTCCCACGTGCAGCCGCCTCTCATCCCGCTGAACTTCGTCAGCGGGATCGCACCCGTCCCCTCGGCCATCCGCGAGGAAGCCACCGCCGAGAAGAGCGACTGGTTCCGAATCGAGAACAAGGCGGGCGCGAAGTCGGCCGACATCTACATCTACGACGAGATCGGATACTGGGGCACGGAGGCTGACTCCTTCTCGCGCCAGCTCCGGAACCTCGACGTGGAGCAGATCAACCTGCACATCAACTCGCCCGGCGGGTCGGTGTTCGACGGTGTCGCGATCTACAACAACCTCGTCTCCCACAAGGCCAAGGTGATCGTCTACGTCGACGGCCTGGCCGCGTCTGCCGCCTCGTTCATCGCGCAGGCTGGCGACGAGATCATCATGCTCAAGGGAAGCGTCATGATGATCCACGACGCGAGCGGTCTGGCCTGGGACAACGCGGACGGCATGCGCAAGACTGCCGAGATCCTGGACCTCCTTTCCGACAACATCGCCAGCATCTACGCAGCCCGCGCCGGTGGCAAGTCGTCGGTGTGGCGCGAGATTATGAAGGAGGAGGCCTGGTACAACCCCGACGAAGCGGTCGAGGCTGGCCTGGCTGACAAGGTCAGCGCCAAGGCGGCAGCCCCCAAGCCCTCCGAGGACCTCGAGGAGGAGGTGGACTCGTGGGAGGATCGTTGGGACCTCGCCTCGATGTTCAACCACGCGGGACGCAAGGCCGCCCCGTCGCCGAAGATGATTCGGCAGACCGTCATCAACCGTCTCAGCAAGGAGGAGGCTCTCGTGCCCCCCATCAAGAACACCGAGGAGCCGGTGACCGAGCCGGTCGCGCCCCCCGTCGAGGAGGAGGTCGTGCCGGTCGCTCCCCCCGCCGAGGAGGAGGTCGAGGCTGCCGAGGAGGAGGCCCCGGAGGCTCCCGCCGAGGACGCGGAGCCGGTGCCGCCCACCCCCCTCGAGGGGAACCCGGAGAACAGCGCGCTGTCGCTCGTCGTGAACGGCGTGCGCCACGAGGTCCCCGCCGCCGTCGCGCAGTACGTCAACTCGCTGGAGACCGAGCGTCGGGAGAAGAAGGCCGAGGCGCGCCAGTCGTTCATCGACGGCCTCGCCTCGGTCGGCAAGATCACCGGCCCGCAGGCCGAGAACTTCAAGACCCTCGTCAACGGGTTCACCGACGAGCAGTACGAGCTGTGGGAGTCGACGTGGCAGGACGCCGCGCCGCTCGCCCTGTTCGGCAAGCACGTGAGCGACGGTGACGCGGCGAACGCCGAGGACAACGCGAAGCGCGAGGCGATCAAGGCGCGCTTCGACACGGTCAGCGACATCGTCGCTCACCTCAAGAAGGGTGGCATGACCGAGAACAAGGTCATGGACACCTCGGCGTACAAGGAGATGCAGGACCTCCTCAAGCAGCACCCGGAGCTCGGCGAGCAGTCGGCCTCCTGACCTCCGTCCAACACCAACCAAACCTGACGAGGAGAAAGAGACCTCATGAGCACCTTCGTGAAGGGCGGCGGCACGGCTTCGAGCACGTTCGGCCCCCGCGAGTTCCTCCGTTCCACGAACCCGAAGCCGCAGACCGAGTCGTACACGGTCGCCAAGGGCTCGGTTCCGGCGCAGACGATCACCAACGGCGACGGCAGCACGTCGTCCGTCAAGATCCTCCAGCCGGGCACCGTCATGGCGAAGATCACGAGCGGTCCCGACTCGGGCAAGATCGGCCCGTTCCAGGCGGAGGCTACGGACGGTCGCCAGACGGCCGCCAACATCGTCGGCCTGGAGCTGACCTACCTCCCGTGGCAGCTCAACGAGCGCGACGTCGAGGTCTCGGTCGTCACCAACGGCACTGCGGTGCAGGCCTGGTGCGTCGAGCTGAACGCGGCGGGCGCCGAGATCGCGCTGACCAACACGACCGCCGACGCGATGCGCGGCCTCAAGCGCCTCGACATCAACTTCGCCTGAGTCCAGGCAAGTAACTACCCACCTCGCCTGACAAGGAGCGAACACAAAGATGACCGCAATCGACCGCCTGGTCCGCAAGGAGGTCGCCCTCGGTGCGATCCGCGAGATGCAGCCGCCGGAGCAGTACATCGGCCTGCAGATCGCGCCCTTCCTGGACGTGGCCTCCGACGACGTGATCTTCGACTACATCAAGGGCGGCCTCCAGGACGGCCTGGCCCCCGCTCGCGCCGAGGATGCCGAGGCGGAGCTGGCGCAGAAGGACCAGCTCCTCTACGGTGCCGGTCGCGCCGCGCTGATCGACTGGTCCCTCAAGACCAAGTACACGGCCAGCGACGTGACGCGCTACCGCGAGGACCTGGCCATCCAGGAGCAGCTCCAGGGTGCCGGCGTCCAGCTCAACCTGAACTACAACGGTCGCGCCGCGGCCGAGTTCCAGGCGAAGCTGGCCCGCGACGACCGCAACCGCAAGCGCCGCCTCGACAACCGCATCGAGTGGCTCATCACCCAGGGCTTCGCCACGGGCCAGATCGCCTACAACGACGGCAAGATCAAGTTCTCCGTCAACTACGGCCGTCCGGGCGACCAGCAGGACATCGCCCCCGACGTGCTGTGGGAGGCGACGAACAAGGCGACGATGGACCCCATCGGGGACATCAAGGCGGCTCTCGACCTCATCGAGAACCGCACCGGCGTCCGCCCCTCGCGTGGCGTCCTGTCGCGCAAGGTCGTGGAGCGCATGTGGCTCGCAGACCGCTTCCTGGCGGCGATGGGCATGCCCGTCATCCCCGGCGGCACCACGAACGTGCCCCTCGACCCGAACTACATCCTCCAGGGCTACAGCCCCGAGGCCGCCCTCCGCATCGTGGAGCAGGCCACGGGTGTCTCGTTCACGATCTACGACGGGTTCTACCAGACTCGTCCGCTCGGGAGTGCGACGTACACCAACAACCGCTTCATCGCGGACGACAAGATCATCCTCTACCCCGGCGAGGGGCAGCTCGGGGAGATCGACGACACGGAGATCGGCTTCGCCAAGACGCTGACCTCGCCGCACCCCGAGGGGAACTGGACCCCGGGGTTCTACGAGTGGGAGGACGAGTCCAAGGACCCGTGGCTCCACGTGCGCGGCTCGGGCGTCAAGGCCTTCCCCGTGTTCCCGTACCTCCAGTACACCGCGGTCCTCGACGTTTTCTGACGGGCGAGGGTCAACACTGTGGGGCGTCGGGTAACCGGCGCCCCACAGGACTGCCCACCAGGAGAGAAGGAGTAGGAGCATGGCTCCCAAGTTCAACCCGAACGTGTTCGAGACCGTCAACCCGGACGAGACGACGCTCGACAAGGACGGCTTCGTCGGGGTCGATCCGATCTACCAGAACTTCGCGAACAGCACCGACAAGCCGCTCGGCGACGCGCACAAGGACGCCGAGAAGGCGCACCCGGACCAGGCCGAGAAGTCGGGCGACGACGAGAAGTCCGAGCCCAAGACGGAGGCGAGCAAGTCCGCCGACGACGGCAAGTCCGAGCCCAAGGCGCCGGCGAGCAAGTCCGGCTCCAGCAAGTAGTTCCACCAGAACCTGCAAGAGGAGGAGGCGAGCATGGCTAGCGCCCCGTACAGCGAGGTTAGCGACATGCTGATCGGCAACATGCCGCTTCCCACGTACATCGACCGCGACAAGATTCTCACCGCGGCTCGTGACGAGATCGACACGGCCATCGGGTTCCTGTACGTGACGCCGGTGAACATCGAGGACAGCCCGGATAACCCCCTCGTTCGCCCGGCTCGCCTCCTCCTCAAGCAGATCAGCATTTACCTCAGCTCCGGCCGCACCATCATGGCTGCGGCGACCGGTAGTGGGGACAGTCGGACTCACGCTTACGGTCGCTACCTGGTAAACCAGGGTCTCGAGCTCCTCAAGCAGATCGCTAGCGGTGCGATCATCCTCGAGGGTGCCCCGAAGATCGAGGCCGAGAACCCCGAGCCCACCGGACCGATGATCGCCAACGTTGACGACACGTCCCTCGTGGAGCAGTTCTACAACAACGCGATGACGCCCTTCCCAGGGCAGCCGCGCACCATGCCTTCCAGCCCGTACCACTTCGGGCAGGTGTAACATGCTGGGTATGACGGTCACCGTAGGCGGTGACGTAGAGGCCAGGCTCAACGCACTGGACACCGCAGTCAGCCCCATGGCGCTGATGCGGTTCCTAGGCTTCCAGGTCGACCCGTACATTCGATCCCGTGCGGGAGCCAGGTTCAACTCCGAAGGTGACGACGTGTCGGGCGAGTGGGCACCACTCTCCAGCGCTACGGTTCGCATTCGTGAGAGCCTGGGCTTCCCGGGAGAGCATCCGATCAACCGGCGGACAGGCGAGCTGGAGGACTTCATCACCCAGCACCGTAGCCTCGTCGTTGCCATCGGCGGCGGGGCCAGCCTTGTCGCCCCCGGCTCGCAGCCGACAGGCGAACTGAGGGACAAGCTGGAAAGGGCTCAGCAGGGTGACGACCGGGCACCCGCCCGCCCCGTGCTTGGCATGAACGAACAGGATCTTGCAGCTGTGCTTACCCTGCTGGCGACGCACGTCGTGACATTCGGAGCTGGCGATGATTGACGCGAGTAAGCCGATCTTCCCGAACAACATCGTCCAGGCAATCGCGGACTACGCGCCCTCCCTGGATGAAGAGGTGAACGTGTTCACCCGGCCACTTCAGTCCACAGATCCGCACGTCTCCCTCGGCGTGTTCGCCTCGTACTGGCAGCCCGACTCGGACTCCTACGAGATGCGAGGCTACCCCCTGGGGGGTGGTACACTCGGGTCCGCCCCTCGGGTTCCGACCCTCCAGAGGTACCTCATCTCAGTTCAGGCCATGGTTCAGTCCATGGACAAGGTGGAGGGCCTGAACAAGCACTCCGTGTTCGCGAAGATGGTCCGGGACATGCTTTTGGTCAACCCGGTCCTCGGTGTAACGTTGGCGCAGCTTAGCGTGACCGAGGGTGGCCTCACCGAGCGGACACAACGACGTTGGGTACAGACCCAGCGTTACGCCAGCAACGAGCTCTCTGGTGGTTGGGTTTTCCTGGCTACCATGGAGTTCATGATCGAGACGGAGACAGCCTGATGGCAGTGACCGAGAACGAGCTGCAGGAGAAGCGCCAGACGGTGGCGGACCTGCAGCGCCAGATCAACGAGGAGAAGGCCCAGCGTGTCGAGGTCGTCCGCGCCGCCCAGCGCGACGCCGAGGCCGCGGTTCTGGACGCCGAGATCGCCCGACTCCAGGCGCAGCTCGACGACGAGAAGGTTCGTCGCGAGCACCAGGAGAAGGCCGCTCTCCCGGCCACGCAGGAGGAGTCGTTCAACGCGGGCGCGGGTGTCGCGCAGGCCGAGACGACCACCGGCGAGCCGACGCCGCCCCCCGCCCCGCCGACCCCGGCCAAGGGTGCCGGTAAGGCCGACACCACGAAGGAGAACTGAACATGGGCTTCTCGTCCCAGGCAGGTCAGCTGATTCTCAAGCAGCAGACCACGCCCGGCGTCTACGACCCCGACACGGGTACGTCTGGCGTCGCCGTCAAGCTGCGGTCCGGCTCCTTCGGGACCAACCGCGAGCTGCTCGTCCCGGACCCCGAGATCGGCGGCGGTCGCGACACCGCC